CAAGAGAAATGATTATTTTATTAGCAATAGCTCTATCCATATTCCTAGCTGGATTGTTTCATTACGGAGCAATCATCCATCAAAAAGATATGGAAAAAAGGAGAAGGAAATGAAAATAATTCATTACGACAAACATACAAGCCTTACACACTTTATGGATGAGTTTGCTATTCAACGGATGGAAAGCATCATTGAATTTGAACAGCAATGCACACCAACAAATAAAGAATTGGTAAATGCCTGTCAAACAGTTATTAAACACCTAAAAGGTATTTGGGATATTAAATAAGAAAGGCACAAGAGAAATGATAACTTTATTTGTAATTGGGTACATTTTCTATTTATTGGGTGGAATTATTGTAATTGGACACCTATGTGACAAATATTTAAATGATGACAAAATATGTGTCAATTGCGTACATTTATTGCTTGGATATGTATGGGGGTTTTTGCCTATTACTTTATTTTTTGATTTTTTGTAAGAAAGGCACAAGAGAAATGAATGCAAGGGAACTATTGAAATGAATATGGATGAATTGCGAGATAAGGAATATGCGTTTTGTAAAGCTGAAGAAGATGCTTTTTATGAAAACCAATCTGACGCAAACAGAATTGCCGCTTTATGCAAACGTGATGAGTTTAATAGGATGATGCTACGCCAGCAACAAGCTGAAATAGAAAGCATGAAAGAACAGATTAAAGAAAAAGATGTTTGTTTGAAAATACTAATGCAAAGGTTAGATGATGGAAACTAATGAACCAGTAGCGTGGATGGTAGAAGATGATGAGGATATTAGCTTCATTATGAATGGCAAAGGGTTAGCCAAACCTGATGTTTCATGGAAAAGCGTTATTCCACTCTACACCCATTCAGCAAAGACACTACTTTGTGCTTGTGGAGAACCTTCAGCACTCAATACTGTGCATAGAAAAGATAGCCCATGCTTTTTAAAAGAAGAACTTACTGATGAAGAAATAGAACAAGAAGCTACTGTTCATCAATATGTTGATTGGTTTGACAGCACAAGTTTTGCTAGAGCAATACTAAGAAAGGCACAAGAGAAATGAATGATTTTGGAAAAGCAATACCAAAAGGTGAAGGGCAATCTGTTAAGTTTGATATAGCAGATATGAATGTTACATTTCCAGTTAAGCCTGAATTTCAAAACCCTGACACCACCTATGTAGAACGCAGAGTGCCAGTTGGATTAGAGGACGAAGCACATGAATTGCTTGATAACTGGTTGAAATCTAAGGGGTTTGACCCCGATGAAATTTAAGAAAGGCACAAGAGAAATGAACCTTAAAGATATGCAGACCGACTTAGAAGTTGTGGCGGTGCAAGAAACTAGACTTGATTGGCATCCATCTTGTATTTATCCAGCTACCTACACAAAGCATGGATGGAAAAACGCAAAGACTGGTGAAGTTAAATGGGAAACAGTAACGATTGAACCAATGGGAAAGGCACAAGAGAAATGACAATGAGAATATCTTGCGGTAAATGCGATGCTCTTCTTGATGTTTTTGATGTCAAGCCACATAAATGCAAGCCAAAAGTAAAGTTGGTAAATGAGCTTACAGTTAAAGAATTACAGGCTTTATTAAAAAAGGCACAAGAGAAATGAAAGTAGGTTATAATTGTTTCTCAATAATCCAATAAAGGAAATAGCATGAATGTCATTCTATCTTTACGCGGTACGTCAGGCTCAGGTAAGACCACTGTTGCCCGTAAATTTCTGACGGATTACCCTGCAAAGATTCTGCCTGACCCTATCAAGCCTAAAAAGCATTGGGGATATGAAGTTGACCTCTCAAGTGAAGGGCTGAGCCAACCTCTATATGTGATAGGATCATACGAAAATACTTGTGGAGGTACAGATGGTATCAGTACTCAAGAAGAAATTGCAGATAGAGCCTTGGCTGCTTATCCTAGGGGTCATGTTCTGCTTGAAGGTTTACTCCTCTCAAAAGTGGGTCCAGGAGCAATCACAACACAGATGCTCAAGCCCACTGGTGCATACGTTGCGGCAATCCTCGATACCCCATTGGCAGTATGTTTACAGAGAGTGCAAACTCGCAGGGATAGCAGGGGAGAAGATAAACCCTTTAATCCAAAGAACACGATAAGTGCGCATAAGTCTACGTATGATGCGTGTATGAACTTACATAAAGCGGGGGGAGTAAAGATCATAACGATTGACCATACCAATGCTTTTGATGAGACATTAAACATACTTAAGAAAGCTGAAAATGGAACTCTTTGATACTTTGATTTACTTCGCTAATGAGCGGGAACAGGTACGCTTAAATAAAGAGGCGAACTTTGGCTTATTGACAATGGATCCTATTATAAACAAATATCGGTTCTGCAATATTCGTAGGCGCGATGACCGCGTTACAAAGTGGTTACTCAAGAACTATTATACCAACAACGTCGGGGATGTATGGTTTAAGGCTTTAATTGCTAGATTGATAAATTGGCCACCAACCCTACAGTACCTAATGGACAAAAAACTAATTGTCAATCGGGTAGAGGAATTTGATGGTGATGAATTTATAAAGCAATTGGATATTCTACGTTTAAAAGGGGAGAAGATGTATAGTTCAGCTTACGTAGTCTACCCAACCAACGTAGTCGGTGCCACAAAAGCTGCAAATCTTACTTCTTACATCATTAACCCAACTGTATTCTTTGCAAATGATATACGTAAAGCAATCAGCAATGACTCAATAGAAGAAGTGACTACTGTACTATCACAATCGTTCGGTATAAAAACATTCCTAGCTGGTCAAGTCTCAGCAGATTTGACTTACATAATGGGTCAACTGATGAACGCTAAGGATCTATGCACGTGGGCACCAATCGGTCCAGGAAGTAAGCGCGGTTTAAATAGATTGCATAATCGCACTTTAACAAAGAATTTAACTCAGGAACAATTCAATTCTGAGTTGATAGAAGTGCGAGGTAAACTAATTAACAGCAATTCAAAGTTGGCAGATTTAACCCTGCATGATTGTCAAAATATCATGTGCGAGTATGATAAATATATTAGAGTAGATAAAGGTGAAGGTAAACCACGGCAGTTATATAAAACAACACAGGAGTTCTAATAATGGAGATATGTTCCATAAACGTCAATGAATTATTCACGGACACACTCTGGCGCTTTAAAGTAGCTGGCAAATTGGTAGAGACTCGCAATGGCAAAGCTTATAGGATTAATGAGCCTGTATTAACAATTATTCAAGAGCCTACTGAACGCGTACTGTTTTTTCAGGAGCGCGATGCCAATCCTATTTTTCATCTTATGGAGAGTATCTGGATGCTAGCTGGTCGGGATGATGTATTGTTTCTAAAACAATTTAATTCTACTATAGGTCAATTCTCAGATGATGGAGTACGCTTTAATGCTGCTTATGGGTATAGAATGCGTAAGCATTTTGGATTTGACCAATTGAATGAGGTGATCAAGCATCTAAAAGAAGATCCTAACTCTCGTCAAGCGGTCATTCAACTTTGGGATTCAAGTGATTTCAATAAGAGTACTAAGGATAAAGCCTGTAATACTCAGTTAATCTTTGCTATCAATGATGGTCGTTTAGACATAACTATCAATAATAGGAGTAATGATTTCTGGTGGGGGGCATGTGGTGCAAATCCTGTTCACTTCTCTGTAATTCAAGAGTTTGTTGCTGTTGCACTTGAACTACCTGTCGGTCGGTATTATTCAATTTCAAATAATCTTCATCTTTATACTGAGTTATATAACGCGATGCCGTATATGGAGAACCCTCCAATTGCTGAGAATTTTGATCATTACTCAAGTGGGGTGGTACAACCTAGAAAGCTGTATGAGGGGTCATCTGAATTGTTCCTGCATGAGTGTGAGGAGTTCTGCAAAGATCCATTCAGTAATCAGGGATATATAAACGAATTCTTCACATATGTGGCTCATCCGATGGCGATGGTATCGCATGAGCGTAAGTATAAAATTAGTGACGGCAGAGCATGGGCAGACAAGATCATCGCTTCAGATTGGAAATTAGCAACGCATCTTTATATTGCAAACAGGGAGAAGAAAAATGTCAGCAAATGACAAGCAGGTGGGCGGTAGACATTATAAGGTAAATGGTGAGCAACATTGGGATAGAATCTATCGCTTATACGGTAGGGGCTACTTTGTCGGATGCGCTACTAAGTACCTAGAACGATATCATGAAAAGAATGGTCTAGAAGATTTAAACAAGTCTATTCATTTTATTGAGAAGTTAATTGAATTGGAGTACCCCACTTCTCTTGATGATTGTTCAGGTGAGCCAACTTCACGTTACATAAATCAAGACTAATGAGTACAATTGTTTTCGATATAGAACTTGCCCCTAATCTGTTTTTATTGATGGGTAAGATTCTTGAGAGCCAAACATATTTTGAGATCTGGGGGCAGGAGGAAGATGCTCGCATTCAACTCAAAGATCTATTCAAGTCTAAGAATACATTCATTAGCTTTAATGGTATGAGATTTGATATGCCTATCGTAAGTTACTTTATGGCGGGTAATTCAATCCTTGATTGTAAAAAGTTAGGCGATAAGATAATTGGTGATAATTTGATGGCTTGGGATGCTGAACGTCAATTTGGGTTTAAGATGCCTTTGATAGATCATATTGACTTAATAGAAGTCGCGCCTAGTTTTGTAAGCCTAAAGACATATGGTGCTCGTATGAACATGCCTACCCTTCAAGATTTACCTTTTCATCATTCTGCTATGATTGATCCAGCCGATCATAAGATGATTGCAGAGTATTGTAAGAATGACTTAGACACTACAGAAGAGCTTTACAATCGCCTGCAGGGGCAACTCCAGCTTAGAGTTGAGATTAGCAAGGAATACGGGTTTGATGCACGATCTAAATCTGACTCTCAAGTAGCTGAACAGATGTTCATCAAAAAGTTAGGGTTAAAGCGCGGTAATGTGCAGATTCCTAAATCAGTTCGATACATTACTCCCAGCTTTATCAATTTCAAAAATGAAGGCTTAAAGCAGCTGGTAAAACGGATGTCTGAGCACGTGTACGAGGTAAAGGCTACAAGTGGTCACGTGGTACTGCCTGACTTCTTGAAGGACGACCTCGTTAAGATAAACAGTGGTATCTACCAAATGGGTGTAGGTGGTTTACACTCGCAACATGATAGAAAGGTTTGCTATGTCACGGATGACACCTACCAGATTGTGGATTATGACGTATCTAGTTATTACCCCTCTATTTTGCTTAATTGTAATCTTGTTCCCGCTAATACTGGTAGCAGATTTATTGAGGAGTATCGTAAAGTCTTTGAGAGGCGGTTAGAGGGTAAACGTCAAAAGAACATGGTAATTGCAGATTCATTGCGGATTGCATTGAATGGTACATTCGGTAAAACTGCTAGTAAGTATTCTGTCTTGTATTCACCTGATGTCATGCTTAACATTGTCCTCACTGGGCAGTTAACTCTATTGAGCCTTATTGAAACTTTAGAAGATAACGGAGTTCAGGTTGTTTCTGCCAATACTGACGGCATAATGCTTAAACATAAAAGAAATGAAGTCACAAAGGTTCATGAGATCATAGCTCAATTTAGTAAATCAACAGGTTTTAGCTTTGAGTCAACTCCGTATAGAGTAGTAGCTCTTAAAGACGTTAATAATTACTTTGCAGTAAAGCAAGACCGCTCTGTAAAAATTAAAGGTATCTATAGTGAAATCAATCTCAGTAAGAACCCAACCGCACCTATAGTGTCTAAAGCAGTTGCCAATTGGTTGGCATACGGAACTGAGTTTAAAGAAACAGTTATGAACTCAGCATTAACGAACTTCATTAGCGTAAGAGGAGTAACAGGTGGTGGAGTGCAAGGGGATAAATACCTCGGTAGAACAGTTAGATGGTATCAAACAAAAGAAAAGTTACCTCCAATTACTTATGCAACAAACGGCAATAAAGTAGCAAAGACTGATGGAGCACGAGAGTGTATGGTATTACCTAAAAATATACCAACTGATTTGAACTATGACTGGTATTTTTCAGCTATAATGAAAACAATAAACGACATTGGCGCTACGCGCTTTTTATAATTGAAATAAAGACGGAAAGGAAAAAATGAATGATGAAATAGAACCTAGTGTCGTATGGGTAGTAGATAACTCCCAAGGTAAGACTATTAAAGATGCTGCTCGTTTTGGAGAAATTGAGCACGTATTTACTAATACGATTTATGATGATCCTGTGGCACATGCACGGGAAGCTCTAAAGGATTTTCAAGAAGGTGATTATCTCTGCATGATTGGGGATCCTAAGTTGTCGGCAGTGTGCGTTGGAGTATTAGCGCAAAATAGTCCTGGCCATGAGATTAAGTTGTTGCAGTTTGACAGCCGAACCTTTCAGTACTTTGCAGTTTATTTAAACTTTTAATAAAGGAAATAATATGAGTTTTATGGATGCCTTGATAAAAGGTAAGCAGGAACTTCCCCCTCGTATATGTATTTATGGGAATCATGGTATTGGAAAGAGTACGATTGCATCTCAATTTCCATCTCCAATTTTCATCAATACAGAAGATGGGTTAGATTCATTGGATGTAGTATCATTCCCCAGAGCTTCTGAAGTAAATAACGTCGTTGATAACATCAAGACTCTTCTAAAAGAAGATCATAAGTTTAAAACCCTCGTTATCGACTCGGTAGATTGGCTTGTTGAGCCTTTAATATCTAAAGATATTGAAGCCTCGTACGATGCTAAAGATCTAGGGTATGGTAAAAATCAGGTTTACGTAGCTGAGGCTTTCCGTGAGATTCTTCAGGGATTAGATGCTTTACGTCGTAAGCGTGGTATGAACATTGTTCTACTTGCACATGCTAACGTAGTGCGTTATGAGAATCCACTAACTGAGCCATATGATCGCTTTACACCTAAGTTACCTAACAGATGCAACGCTTTGTTACAGGAATGGTGTGACGTTATTGCATATGCTGGTTTTAAAGTGATTGTCAAAAAAGCTGATGTAGGTTTTAACAACACTGTAAATCGTGGAGTTACAACTGGTGAACGTCTTTTACATGTAACAGAAAGTCCAGCGTATATTGCAAAGAATCGTTATGCATGTCCTGACTCTTTTGAGATGACCATTGAGGAAATCTCTAAAAATATCCCTGTAATATCTTAATAACCTAAAGGAGCATTAAATGTCTAAATTCGGATTTGATTTAAATGACTACGTAGTAGAAGATCGCAATTTTGAACCTTTACCAAAAGGTGACTATGAATTAAAATGTACCGAGGCTGAAGAGAAAACAACAAAGAAAGGTGGTCAAATGATCGCTGCTACTTTTGAAGTGGTCTCTGGCAAAGCTGCGGGTCGTAAGATCTGGAACAATTTTAATATTCATAATGATTCAGAAAAGGCTCAAAAGATTGGTCGTGAGCAGGTTTCAGCTTGGGCACGCGCATGCGGTAAGCCAAATGCTAACTCTGTTGATGAATTGCTTGAGCGCCAATTCACAGCAGTCCTTGATATTGAAAAAGGTACTGAGGGTTATTCTGATAAAAACCGCATCATTGGTTATGCTTCAAAAGGAGATATAGCTCCAAAAGTAGCTCCAAAGAAAGATGCTATTGTTGATTTAGAAGAAGATATCCCAAAGAATACACCTAAAGAAGGTAAGAAAAAGAATCCTTGGGATTAACGGCTTATGGGGTTACCCTGACACTATTCAGCTCAAGTACTCTAAGACGAACGACTAAAAAGACTGAGTAACCCCACCAACTATGGGGCAAAAGCGGATGCATTAAAGTGTTAATCACGGATAACACTGGAGTGTGCAGCGAGTAGCCCCACCTAAATAAAGGAAATAGCATGGCAATAAAGAAACCAGCACCAATTATGATCCCCGCACAGGAGGATGAAATGGTGTCTGCAGTGTATACCGCTATAAAAGAGAGTAAAGCTGAGACAATGCGGTTGTCTAGGTTAGGTGCATCTAGCATTGGTGAAGAATGTATTCGTAAAATATGGATGAGTTGGCGTGGATATGATAATTTTGAATTTGACGGCAGAATGCTTCGTCTATTTGAAACAGGACACCTGCAAGAGACTAGAATAATAGCTGATTTGAGGCTTGCAGGCTTTACAGTGCATGATATTGATTCAAATGATAATCAATTTACTTTCACTGATGACACTGGACATTTTGTAGTAAAAATAGATGGGGTTATAAAGGGTGTACCTGGAGCTGAAAATACACCTCATGTTCTTGAGGCAAAGACTCATAATGATAATTCTTTTAAAGATTTAGAAAAGAAAGGTGTTGCCTTATCCAAGCCAATGCATTATTATCAAGTTCAAGCGGGTATGCTATTCAGTGGCATAGAACGAGGGCTTTATATTGCCCTAAATAAGAACGATGAGCGATACTACGTTAGACGTATCAAGCCAGACATCCACATTCAAAATGAAATTTTAAAACGTATTAAGGTTCTACTAGCAGCTGAACTGCGTCCCGCAGGTATTGGTGAAAATATTGAGGTATTTCCTTGTAGATGGTGTGATTTTAAAGAAGTCTGTTATAATCAAAAAGAGCCATTGATGAATTGCCGCACATGCGAATATTCTAAACCTATTGAAGACGGTAAATGGTATTGTGAACAGCATGATTCAGAATTAACTTTAAATGCACAGCTATTAGGTTGTGTGAACCATTTACAAAGAGGAAAATAATGAGTGATTTTTATTTAGGTATTGATCCAGGAATCAGCGGAGCATTTTCAGTATTAGATAAAGGTGGGGCAATTGTGCAGGTATTTGACATGCCCACTCTTTCTTATACTTCTGGTAAATCAATAAAACAGAGAGTAAATCCTCAAAGTATTGTGGCTGAATTAAGGCTCTTTAAGACTCAATCAATAGAAGGTATTATTGAACAAGTAAATGCAATGCCAGGACAGGGTGTTACAAGTATGTTTTCATTCGGTCGTTCTCTAGGTATTTTAGAGGGGGTTTTAGCAGGGGTAGATATGCCCTACAAGCTTGTAACCCCAGCAGTGTGGAAAAAGATTATGGGAGTGAATTCAAGTAAAGATGGTGCACGGGAGATGGCTATGAGAACTTGGCCATCTAAATCTGATCTATTTAAACGTAAAAAGGATGATGGTCGTGCTGAATCAGCATTGTTAGCATTATATTTATTGAAGACAAGTAAATGATAACAAGAGAGCTAATACCGCGTAGGAGTAAAAGCCCTATGGAAGTTCGTAGAAGGCAGTCTCGCTCTGCTATTCAATCTCGGTTTAGCTTTCTTAGATTAACACTAAAAATGGGTCGGTATAAACCGCATAGATGGTGGGAACATAAACATCCAACTTATAGAAAATGGGAGAGTAGAAACGATGGCAACTAAAAAACCAGAACCTGCAAAAGCAATTGAAAAAGTAGAAACTAAAACACCTAAATTGGTAGAAGTTAAAAAAGTAATAACAGCTAAAGAAATAGAAGATCTAATCATGATGGGCAAAGATGCCCCAATGACAGATCAAATTTACGGTATAATTACACCAGCTTCAAAAGATCCAACTGATATATTACCTGAACCTAAGGATGATTTTCAAGGAGTATTTGATCCGCTACAGCGTTTTATAAACATGTATCAGCCTAGTGAGTTTGTAACCCGCCAAAACTTTAGAAAACATTTGCTTCAGATTCTAGAGGATTGGCATGAACAATTCAGCCCTAAAAAGGAAACTAAAGATGAATGAACATATATGGACAGCAAGCGGTACTAATATTGAAGAACGCTGGATTAAGCAATATGGATGGGTTCGCCCATCAGAGCTACCCGCATATCAAGCTAAATACAAGTATTATCAAGAACTACCTCTGCGTAAATTGGATGATAAAGCAAAGATAGAATATGAAACAATACTCCGTAGAGCTAAGGTAGTTCGTATAGGTTAGCTTATTTTTCAGTAATTAGTTTATAGGCTTCATAGGCTAAAGGTGGGGCAGATAGTACAGCCCCAGCAGCTTTTGCATAAGGATGCGGATAGAGCATTAATCCCCCACCCACGCCACCCATAACATCCATAGCGCCTTCTAACTTGTTGCCCTTATTCCAGTTTTCAACACCTTGCATGGTTTGATAACCACCTAAACCACCTGCAACAGTATTGATTATTGGAAGTTTACCTACAAATTTACCCGCTTGTTTAGCGATGTTAGTAGCCTCAGGAGCGAGTTCTTCTGCAGCTCTTGCAGCTTGTGTAGCTCTCTCATTTACACTATTGAAAGCTCGCTGTGCCATTGCGACAGGTTTAGAAATTGAACTTCTTAATTTCTCTAATTCATATTGAGCTTTAGCAGCATTCTCAACAGCCTTGGCATGTCTTGCTTCTGCAGATGCTAAAGCCTCTTTAGCTGATTGTTGAGCAGGAGTCAAATAATTAGTATCAACAGTATTAGGTACCAATATACCTTGACCCTGTCGGTTTGTAAGATTAGTTAGATTAAACTTTTCAGCTACGCTCGGTGGTAAATCACGAGCCTGATTACCTAGAATTGCAGCCCCTCTTACATCAGCTACAGCGGGAGTACCTGCTAGGTTAATCTTATCACCCCACTTTGCACCAGCGGTATCAACTGGAATCTCTTTACCTAAAGAACTACTAGGCATAATATCATTATGTAAAGCTTGAGCCTCTAATTTGGCTTTCAATGCATTTTCTAATTCAGCTTGAGCATT